TAATATTAAATGACATACCCCTGACAGCAGAAGCGGAAGTAGAAGCAGCCATGATTTTACTGCCGTTCTCAAGTTCCAGAGAGCCTCTGTTCCAGTTGACGACTCCTTGTTGCATCCAGTTTGGGAGGTTTTCATATGACAGTTGTAATCTTTGTAGCATTTCTCTTGCAGTCGCTGCTTTGTTAGCAAGGATTGCAACGTTTACGTTATCATTAAACAGTGTATACCATAACAGATAGGCAGTAACAACTGTTGACTTACCTGACTGTCTTGGTAGTTTAGCAATATTGAATCTATTCTCATGAAACTTGTTGACCATGTCCGCTTGGAAGTCATACAAGTCAAAAGGGACTAAACCTTTATCTAGTGAGATAATCTTAATGTAGTTTGTTATGAAGTAAACAGGGTCTTGACTACACTTTACGAATTCTTCTACTTGCTTAGGTGTAAAATTCTGAGCAATGTTTGCACGTTTTAGATTCGGATTACCTAGATATATTTCGTTTTGTGCCATCTAGGGTTTATCAAATAGGATGTTGTTTATATATTTATCTGCCCACTCTTCACTAAACCATTGACTAAGCACTGCTTTTGTTTTCTTATTCTTTCTTTGCGAAGTAGTATACCAACACTGGTCATCTAATCTTTTCATAATACCAACCCAGTCATCAGACCATTGTGCTGTCTGCACCTCAGTGCAGTATATCCTGAGATACTCGAGAACTACCTGATAGAATTTGTTTTGCTCCTCTTCTGTCTTTAGTCTTGCAAACTTACAGTAAGGTGAGAATATCTCACCCCATTCGGGTAGTTGACGATTATCTTTAAATTGTATTTGTTTACTGATAGGTGACAACTTGTCACTCCAGTCCACACCATCTACAAATGATATGTCTACAATAGCAGCAGTAACCCCTGCATGAGTTTGTATTATATCTGCACCAAATATAGGCAGATAGTATGCAGGGTCTGGCCAAAAGACACAGTGGACAATTTGTATTTTATCTGTTTCTGCTGTCTCTAAATGAATTCTTCTTAGTCCTTTAGACTTCCACATTTCATTTTTAATAACAACCTTCTCGTGTGTTATTAAGTCATGCAGAGTAGTTATTTGCTCTAACTCTGGGAAGTCTGCGATACTACATCTAATTAGATTAGCAAGGTCATCACGTACGCTTGGAAAGGGCATAACCAACTCCAATGAAAAGCACAGCAAATACCAATAACACTAGGGGAGAGGTTACGATTGGGTCCCAGTTACCATGCTGTATGAGTGGTTGCTTTTCCCACGTACCTGGTAAATGATATACCGAAGGGTGTGATGCAAATATCATCTGCCTAAAAAATAATGATTAATGATTTCAATTTTCTCATGTGCTTGAGCAATAGCAGCAATCTCGCCATCTATCGCTGCCATAACATCTGAGTGCTCACCTATACCTACAGGTTGGTTGAGATAAATTTCTACGTTTTGTGAATGCTTTGCAATCAAACCATTGTAGTATACGATTTGATTATTCAGAATGTTGTCACGCAAGTTGACCATAAATTAACCTTCAATTAGTGTGCCTTGTGACCTACGAATCTCACGTAGCTCTTCAAAATTTTTATTCTTTGCGCCCCCATCATACTCCCACGCATACCCTTCGGCAATCATTTGTTCGTTGAGCGATACATCATCATCACCAACATATAACCAACCAAGCAGACGCCCATACTTACCCATCCCGCCTTTGAGTTCAGTTCGTATAGTAAGTTCATGCTCTCCATTGATTGTGTCCTCAAGTGTACCTTTCATCCAGTTAGTAGCATCTATACCTAATGCTTTTTCTTCTAAGTCTCTTGTCCTTTTCTCAGGTGTATCAATACCCGCAATTCTAACACGCTCGTGTTTGTAGATATCAAATCCTAAGTCAATAACAACATCAATGGTATCACCATCAACTACTTTAACAATTTCTGTGACGCGAAAGTTATAACAACTTTTACGACTTGGGGGTGTCATTGCTCCCATCGTTCATCTCCGAGTATGCATACTTCATTATATAGCCGATGACAATAGACACCGAAATAACTAATATAAGTATCATAATATTCACGGAGTGGACGACAGTCATTTTTTAGACTCTTCGTATTGGTATACCAAAAATAGTCCTAGTGTTACCCAGAAAACTATCTCAAGACCATAACCAGACATTATGTAATAAGTGGTAGTATTTGCTCCTTTACCTTATCTGCAATCTCGCCAACGATATTGATATCTATACCCATGAATGGTGGAATGAATCCAATCATTCTAAAGAATCCTTCTGCAAACAATGCTAGAAAAACAAAACCTAATACCATACTAATCAAGCCAGCATTTCTATTGTGCTGACGGATAGCATCGTCTATCATTTCTTGTACTTGTGCTTCAGTTACAGTGATTGTTTTTTCTTTGGATGGTTTCTTATCCTTCAAAACAGTTGTTACTGGAAACTCTCTATATGCTGTTGATAACATGGACTTTCTCTACTAAGGGTTATTTAGATAATAAGGTAAGTCAACACCATTATAGATGCTGATATATTATTTGTCAAGGATATATTCAATCTAGTTTAACTACATATTCGCTTGCGTGTGGATGTCCCACTAACTCAGGTAAATCCAGTTTTGCTTGTCGAATAGCATTGTATGCATCATCGGCATACTCGCAAATCTCGTGAGTATGATTGGTTGTATCATGATAACCTACAAGGTAATGTGCCATGATTCTCCGTCATATACTATTAGTATTTACCGAACCACATACATTCTGGTCTCAGAAATATGTGGACTCACTCACACAATCATCGCCATTGCATCATGCAATTCATGAGCATGCTTGAGCTCATCCTCTGCTATCGCTGCAATTTTCTTATCTTCTGGATGATATGCAAGGTATTTAATATAAGTTTCATACGCATGCTTTTCTATCTTCATGTTGATGTCGTAAGCGTCCATAGGATCGATGAGATAGTAAGCAACCATAATCCAATAATAAACCAAAACAAGATGCTTGGCAAAGAAGCGGTCAACCCAATACTTGTTACCTTCTCTGAGCTCCATTTCTTCCAAATGTTCTGTTTCATTTAATGCCTGATAGAAGTGCTCCTTCATTAGATATATGTGTTCCTCTCCTCTAAGTCCCAGTGATTCACGAAAATGTAACACACTGATAAATGAGAAGTATGGTGCTCTTGCAATAACTTCTAATACCCAAAACCTTTGGAAGTCTCTACCTCTGTAGAGGAAGTCAAGGATGTATATTGTGGTATCTAATACCCAAGTGTTAAATTGTTTCATTTCTTTCTGTGAGTCCTAGAGATTGTAAATATTGTATCCACCAATCTGGATTGGTGTTTCTTTTCCAGTTAGGGACTGGTAAACCTTTTGCTGAGTAATATTTGAGAATGACATCATCGATAATCTGTTTTATCTCCATACTCTTCTTCCTCCTCATCAAGGTCTGCATACGGATTTTCCACATAGGGTCCTCGTTTTCTAAAGGGTTCCTGTTTAACATAGTCTGATTCCGCAGATACAGCAGATAACCAAACAGCAAGTTTCATAACTATGTAGATGAATACTAGGGGTAAAAAACATGCAACTAAGATAAATTGTGATTTGAAAACCATTAGTATGAAGCTTCTTCCAACACGTAGTCGGGAGCTAGTTTTATATAATTAATTTTATCATTATAAGTTGACAGGATTCTATCCCAAATAAATTCAAACTCTTCTTCTGATAGGTTTTTAAAGATAGGTTTGTCGTGCCAATAGATGTGATAGGTATACATTATTCTCCTAGTGTGTGGACTACTGGTTTTTCTTGAGTAAGTGCATTATATAAGTCAATGTTAGTAGCACAAGAGACTGGATAAAATTCAGCATTTGAATCAAACCCATCATATCTCTTTGCTTGATTTATTACGATACTACCTTTGTCTCCCGATTGTGACCTATGAAATGTGCCACGAGGTATAACTAACGCACCACTATGCACATTGAGATGCACTATGTGGTATGGATACTTCCAACTGTAGTTTACCAACTCGAAAGTCCTCTCTCCCGATACAACTCTGTTATAGTCGTCTTGAAAACTATGTATATAAAATTGTTTTGCTCCTACCGAATCATTAGGTGGTGATATAGCAGGACCTGAATGGACTACTAAATCAGATGCATTTGATTCATCTACAGAGATATCATAAAAAATAACATCGTCTGTCTCTCGAAACACACGATGTTTTTTAAAATGGACGTCACTCATTACTTGTTGTGTGCTTGTTTATGTCCTTCTACTATAGCATCAACGATGATTTTTTTCAACTCTCTAGATTTCTTTTTACCAAGTCCTGCTCTGGTATCAATTTTTACCTTGACCCAATAGAGTCCAATAAGGCAAAGTATAAATGGGAAAGCATCTTTCCATTCAATAGTATTATATGCGTTAGCAAGGTCACCAACGACTCCAAAAATTAACAATTCCATGCTCTTAATGATTTATTTATCCTGCTATCAGGATCGCTCGCTGTTTTTTTAGAAGTCAACTTCTTCTTCATTCCCTTCATTCTAGCACAGAAACTAGCACGTCGTGGATTGCCAACCTTTTTACTAGGTGCTTTTAAATCGCTACCTGGGTTAGCACGCTCATAAGACTTGCGACCCTTTTCATTGAGTCCACCAGACTTATTCTTGCCTTCCTTCTTTTGCCATGCTTCTTCAGCAATGAATTGGGAAAATGTTTTCATGGTTTCTTAGGACAATGCTCTTCATGTTTTTCAATGTAAGTGCGAGGTCTCCAATGTCCACGTGGGGCAGTGAGTCCGCAATAAGCACAATACCAAACACCGTAACCTTCAGCATCAATTTTATGCTCAGCCATAATGATACGCTCCTTTGTTTTGTTTCTTAGGAAGTGACTTACCTCTGACTTTATTGCCAGAAGTTTCTCCTTGACCTGAGGGGTTAGAGCCAGGCTTGGATTTTCCTATATTTATAGACTTCCCAGGTTTCTTGCTTTCGGTATCATGTAGTCTTGCGGGTTTATTTTTATCCTTAGTGACTACAGATTCTTGTCCGTGCTTTCTACCTAGACGACGCATGGTTTTTCCAAACTTCCGCTTGGACATTTTAGCAGGTTTTGAAGTCTGATAGGAGACTTCTGTGCCAGTTTCACCACTGTCATACTTATACTTGCCTACACCTTTAGTGTAACCAATCCCCTTTTTCTTTAAGTCTTTTTCGAGTCCCTTACGAGACTCTTTATTCTTTTTTTCGTCGCCACCTCTATCTGCAGATATATTACCTGTAACAGAAGTTTTAGACTTATGTAACATTCTAGCAGTTTTATTGCCTTCTGTAAAGTAGCTCTTAAAACTTACGTGCTCATACTTGTTTCTACCTGATGGTGAGGGCACTGTGCTATCAAAATGAGGATTGTTTTTAGCAGCATCAGACTGTGAATCTCTCTTCTTCTGTAGCATCTTTGCTTTTCTATCAAGATACTTCTTCATAGCACCTGATGGTTTACCTGACCCTTTGTATAAACCATAAGAAGTGCCTTCTTTCTGAGTCTTCTTTTTCTTTAATGCTTTATATTCTTTTGTTTTCTTTGGGTCAGCACCTAGAAAATAATCCATAGAAGACCCTTTACTATCATACTTTATTGCTTCATGTGTAAACTTCATACCCTTAGTTGCTTTGTCCTTAAGTGCCTGACGTTTCTTAGGGTCCATATTCTTTTCATATTCTTTAAATGCTTTAGAGCCATATCCTTTTAAGTCACCTTTCTTAGGTCCTGTATATACTTCTTCATTAGCGGGTAAGAAATTAACATACTTTCTATGCTCCTTGTCTCTCATTATCTTAGCAGCGATAGCACCCGCATCTCTACCAGTTGTTTTCTTAGCTGGTTTCTGTTTAATTCCTGCTGCTCTCTTCACCATACCCATCACACCTTCTTTCACTTCTTTCTTTTTCTTGTCAGCGTGATACTTTTTCATAGAAGGTAACGGTGATTTTTCTGGGTCTCCACCTTTAGAGATACGTTTCTTCTCAAGTCTTGCAAGTATAGATGCGATGTCAGATTCTTTAACACAGTTAGGGACTGATTTACCACCCTTCATCTTAGTGCCTTTTGCTTTATAACCTG